AAAGAATTCAGTATGAATGTGAAGTCAGAAGCCGTGCATGGCAGGCTGAAATAAAAATATTCACAGATGTATATCCAATAGAGGCAGTCATAACAGGAAGAGGATATGCGTTCCATATCATCTACGGAAAACACGCAAATGGATATTATCTGGTCATACCTGAAATGTATATCGGATGTGAGATGGCTTATTACAAAGATGTATTCTGGAATAAATGCTCGCTGGAAAGAACAGAATTAAGTCCATATGAAATAGAAACGCTCGTACAGGGAATAAAACAATTAGAAATAGAGGAAGACTGAAATGGAAGCAACAGATATTATTGAAATATGTGAGTATATATTAAAGCAGAGGGAACTCGCTGTCGAAAAAGATGAATCAGAAGACTGGGTATTTGAATACCTGCGACGCATAGATGAGAAAATATCCAGCCTGGAATACTATTTAAAAAAGAAAAACAATGATCTGAGTGAATCAGACAATGATAATCTGCCATTCTGAAACAGGACCCTATAGTCTGATCTATAGGGTCCTCAGTTTTTGAATGAATGATGTCATATGTCATATTTGTAAACAATTTGAATACCAGCATCAAATAAATTGAATACTGTTGAATTTTACAATATTTCTTTTGGCATTTAATTTGATTTTCTTAGTGTATTTAATGTGACGTTCTACAGTTTATGAACCAATAGAAATATCTGATTTTGCAGATGATGTAGATGGGGTACTTATAATCGAAGGAGAATAAACATGCAAACAATGGATAATAAAGCATTAAAAATTGTAAAAGATTACGTTTTAGAACACTTAGACAAGACAGATTCAGTTAAAGAAGAAGATACAAATCCATATATCGTATGGAAGTGCAAGACATTACAGAACTGGAAATACCTCATGAGTACAGATTTACATGATGGCATGTATTATGAACTTACATACAATGGAGATAAAAAAGAATGGTATCTTGATGCATACAAGAAATTTGAAAATAGATGTATTCCTATGAGTGAGGTTGAATGATGAACTATTACAAGCAAATTGCAGAAATGCTCGGAGTGGGACTAGAAGAAGAGTTTAAGTTGAAACCTTCCTGTCTAGAAAAGCCATGGAATTCTCTATATAGATTTTCAACAGATGGACTTGAAAACATGTATTCTGATGGTGCTTGGGTAAAGTGTGAAAAAGGTGCGATAGATCAAATATTAATTGGACAAACTGAAGTTATAAAGATTCCATGGAAACCTGCAGAGCGTGAAGTATATTGCTATTTTGAATTATGCGAAGGTATGTTTAAGAAAAAAACATGGTATGGGAACGACTACGATTTAGCAATGTGGAAACTAGGGAACTGTTTCAAAACCGCTGAAGAAGCAAAAACAAAAGGCAAGGAAATTATGGAAGCAATTCAGAAGGAGTTTGAGGAAGCATGAAAAACGCAAGCGAGCAGTTAAATGATGTGTTCAAATCTATCAATAAAGTTAAAAAGACTCTTCGAAATAAAAAATATTGTTATGAAGATTGTAAAAGTGAAGAGATCAGGAAAATGTTTCTAATTGTTTTGCAATCTGATTTATTTCTTCTGCACACAAAGTTGGATTCTTGGATAGACGCTGATGCTCCAATGGAAAAGACAAAAACAGTGAATTTAAGCAATATTCAGAAGGAGTGCGAAGAAGCATGATTAGCAGAGCAAAACTAAGAGGAAAAAAACTAGATGAAGATTGCAAGAGATGCTACACATCTTCTCATGAATATGGGCAAGATGATGATAGAGTTTTCTGCTATGGACTGGTTGACTATTCAACTGATGAAATTATTGAAAAATGCAAAAGCTGTAAAGCATATGTTTTCAATGCAACACCACTGGAGTAAAGAAACATGAACAAATATGAAGAAGCGTTGAACTGGCTGACATGGCGATGCATGGAGCCTAACGATGATTATGAAGGACTTGTGTATGATTATGTACCCGACTTTGAAATAGAAGCTAACATTGAGCCTTTACGGAAACTTATTGAAAAGGCAAAACCGAAATATGTGGTTGCAAAGATTAGGTTTAGAAAGAACGCACCACAGATAGAAGCGTATCTTTGCCCTTCATGTGGGGCACATGTAAGCAAGAACCAAAAATTCTGCCAAAACTGTATGCAGAGCATCGACTGGGAAAAATCATTTTGGAGATGGGGAAACAAGTTTACTGAATATGAAGATTATCTAAAAGAAGGAGAACAAGATGACTGAAACAAATTTAGAACATTATAAAAAGGAATTGGGAAAAATATTCTATGAAGGATGTTTCAACCCAGCTGCAATGTTCGCTAAAATCAAAACTAATTATGATTCAAATATTCGTTCAAAATATGGACGCACTTACGTAGATGACATCTTAGAGTGGATGGCTCAACCATATAAGAAACCAATTCTAGATGAAGTAGAGAAAAAGTATCTGTCAGCAGTTATCAAGCCTTTCAGAAAAAAAGTAAAGCACATTGCAATTTGGGATACTTGTAATGGTTCCAAACAGTTTGTACATATTAAACTTTATGATGAAGATTGTACTAATCTCCCAAACTTTAAACCTAATGCGATGTATAAAGGAATGGAATTACATAAAGAGTACACGTTAGAGGAGTTAGGACTATGAAAAACATTGAAAAGTATAAGGATATTGTATTAGAGGATTTGAACAATTGTCATCTTGAGTCAAGGTTAAGAATGTTATATGGAAAAGAAGTCGTTAACTGTTTGGAAATTCACTGTGGTGAATGCAAAGAGCGTTTCCTTAAATGGCTTCTAGAAGAATGCAAAGAACCTATCTTAGATGAAGTTGAAAGAGAATATCTCAAAGCAGTGATTCGACCTTTTAGAAACAAAATAGATACTATTTCGAAGTTTAACACTTTTGATGATAGACAGTACATCTACATAGGAATGAAAGATAGACGTTGGAGCAATTTACCTTGTTTCCCAAAAGGCACTATGTATAAGGGCATGGAAGATGGAAAGCATTACTCACCTAAGGAGTTAGGACTATGAAACCGATTATCAACCCATGGCTGTTCTATCTTGTGGATGTGATGGACAATTTGAAATTTGAATGTTTATTTATTCCTCTGCTTTTTCTACTTTATATGTTGTCGATTGCTTATACAAAAGAAGAAGATATCAATGAAGAAAAAATAGTAAAAATCGTTAAGAAACTAATTATTTGTTTTGGGTTGATGTTTACTGTTGAATCGTTTCTTCCATCCAAAAAAGCATGTTATCAGATGATGATAGCGTCTCAAGTGACAAAAGAGAACATTCAGAAAGCAGAAGACACAATAAAAAGCTCTGTTGACTACATCTTTGAAAAGATAAATGAGAAGTAAGTATATGAGAAATGAAGAAAAGCTAAGAACTAAATTGAATATTGCTCTAAAGCAAATTGAAATGCTTGAAAAGATGAATAAGCAGATATTCGAAGACAACCACAAAGCAAATCAAAGAATCATGCAGCTAGAAGAAGAAAATGCTTATTTAAGACAATTAAGCTGTGGATGCGATTAGGGATAAACAATGTCAATTGTATTTGGAACATTAGTTTGTGTCTTATATGCCTTTAATTGGATAATTTCATTCGCAATAAAAATCATAGCAACTGTATCAGTCATAGAGATGTTGTTTCTGATCGGTGCATTAATTATATATTTGATTGGGAGAAACAGGTGATATCAGACAAGTGGGATAGTTACACTAAGGAAAAAAAGAAAGCATTACTAGAAGCAGAGGACGGATGGATGGTTAAGAATATCTTGCTGTATGGGAACTCATTAGTTCCTGCAAAAGACGTTAATAAGTATGGAGAGCAGCATATAGCCAGAAGACTTACATCCATCATTGGCTCTGAAGTAACGCTGGAAAAAAGAGAAAACAAAGAAATAGGCACGCTATATATCGCAGAAGAATCACTAAGGGATTTTGAATGTAGGAGATAGTTTGAAGAGATACACAAGATACAAGTATTGGTGGTATCCACATATTATTGCGATGATTCGTGAGTTTCCGAACGGTTTAGGCAATACAGAAAAAGCAGAAGAAGCCAATGAAGCTATCTCTGCTGTAATAAGTAGAACACTAGATGAAGATGATGGAGTTGAGCGAGTAAGAGCGATAAATGAGATATATTTCCAAGACAAGAAAAATGCAGACGGAGTAGCAAGTGAGCTGTATGTATCACGAAGAAAAGTAGAGAAGTGGACGCATGATTTTGTGTATGAAGTAGCACACGAATTAGGATATTATGAGCAATCTTGAAACGGATTGCTTTTTTAAATACAAAAACAAAATAAACGCTTTACATGGTGTGAACCATGTAATATAATTATATACAGAAAGGAGAAAGATATGACAAATGCCGATGTAAAAGTAGTTGTTGCCTCTTTAGAATTGATACTGAAATTGCTAAAAGAAAAAGACTCTCAAGCAATTGAAGATTTAGAGAAGTTTATCAATTCACTAAAGAGTCAGCTCTAGCTCAAAGGGGAGCAATCCCCCTTTGGGTACATCAGTAGTATATCATTGAATCTATGAAATTAAACGAAAAATATGTAAACAAGAATGTCAGCGAAGACGATGAACGTTATTTTGACTTTCAACGTTACAACAATGATTTCAAGAAAAAGTATTACAAACGAGTTACAGCTCTAATTCCAAAAAGCAATACAGAAATGGTTAAATTCTTAGAAGAAAAAGAGTCTGTATCTGGGTATCTTTATGATTTGATTAAAGCTGATATGGAAAAGAACAAGAAATAGGCGATCTCTCACGAGGTTGTCTTTTTTTTGCGGAACGGTGAGCATCTTTTAAACCAAAATGGTATCGAAAAGGAGCATGTAAAAGGTGGTGATAACATGGCTAGACCTTTAAAAGAATTAGACAGAAAACAATTTGAAGCTCTTTGTTCTATTTGGTGCACACAAGAGGAAATTTGTTTGATATTAGAGGTAACAGACAAAACACTTAATAAATGGTGTAAAAGAACTTATAACATGGATTTTTCCGAAATATATAAAAAGTTCAGCTCTTTTGGAAAAATGAGTATTAGGAGAAAGCAGAAAGAAGTTGCGTTAAAAGGAAATGTCCCAATGCTTATTTGGCTTGGAAAACAGAAATTGGGTCAGAGAGATAATCCAGAAGAATCATTAGACCAAGAAGATACTGAATCATATTTCAAGGACGCAGGATTAGATGATTTCTAAGAGATTGCATCCAAAATGGACTGCAAAGCACAAGGAATATATGCACAAAGGCATCAAAGCAACTATATCAGTTGCAGAAGGTGCTGTAAGAGCAGGTAAGACAGTCGATAATGTGGCTATGTTTGCAAAGATGCTTGAATTAGGTGTGCAGGACAGAATTCATCTTGCAAGTGGAAGCACATCAGCAAACGCAAAACTGAACATTGGTGACTGCAACGGATTCGGACTTGAGTATATATTCAGAGGACGTTGTAAATGGTCAAAATTCAAAGGCAATGAATGTTTAAGGATTAAGACAGCAAACAGAGAATACATTGTCATCTTTGTTGGTGGAAGCAAGGCTGACAGTTTTAAAAAGATTCGTGGTAACTCATATGGAATGTGGATTGCGACTGAAATAAACCTTCATCATGAATCAATGATTCAAGAAGCATTCAACAGACAGCTCGCATCTAAAACAAGACGTGTTTTTTGGGATCTAAACCCATCGTCTCCTGCAAACTTCATTTACAAAGATTACATTGACAAGTTCGAAGAAACGTATGGTGAAAGATATAACTATGAGCATTTCACGATACGAGACAATGCATCAATCACTGAAGAACGTATTCGTGACATAGAATCACAGTATGACAAGAATTCTGTATGGTACAGAAGAGACATCCTTGGAGAGAGATGCAATGCAGAAGGACTTGTATATCCAATGTTTAACAAAGATATCCACGTTGTAAGAAAAGGTGATGTACAAACAGAAGGTGACTATTATGTTTCTTCAGACTATGGCATTCAGAACGCTACAGTATTCCTTCTATGGCAAAAAGAAGTGGGTTCTAAGCGTTGGATTTGTTTAAATGAGTATTACTACAGTGGACGTGATAACCATTATCAGAAGACGGTTTCTGAGCACGTGAAAGGACTTATTCAAATGCTTAACGGAATAGAACCGAGAGCTATTATTGTTGACCCATCAGCATCAGCATTAATTACTGAGATACGAAGAAAAGGATACCACGTAAGAAGGGCTGACAATGATGTTAAAGAAGGCATAGACGATGTATCAACGATGCTTGCAAATCAGTTACTTGCCTTCTGTGATTGTTGTGTAAACACAATAGGCGAATTTGGAATCTATTCATGGGATGAGAAAGCAAGCGAGCGTGGTGAAGATGCACCACTAAAAGAAAATGACCATGCAATGGATGCAACGAGGTATTTTGTAAGAACAAAGTATTTAGTCAGAAGAACAAACAAGGGAGAATGAATTGTACACATTTCAAGATTTTCAAAGAGACACACAAGCAGGCAACTTATCTAAAGCAATCGGATATGCTATTTCGATGCATAAGGCTTCAGAAGCATATAGAGTTGCTTTAGATGCTGATGAGTATGACAAACAGAGAAATACAACTATCAGCAAGTTTTCAAAAATATATACAGACAATATCGGTGAAAAGAAGATTGATACAAATAGTGCTAACAACAGATTGTGCAGCAATTTCTTCAGAAGCCTTAATATGCAAAGAAACAGCTATTCCCTAGGAAATGGGATTCAATTTGAAGATTCAGAAATCAAATCAAAATTAGGTGAAGAATTTGATACAGAGTTACAAGAAGCAGGGTATTTTGCACTAATACACGGAATGTCATTCATGTTTTGGAATGTAGACCATGTGCATGTGTTTAAACTTACAGAGTTTGTGCCTTTGTGGGATGAAAATACAGGTTCATTAAGAGCAGGAATTCGATTCTGGCAGATTGATGATAATAAGCCTGTGAATGCAGTGCTATATGAGGAAGATGGATACACAAAGTTTGTCAGCAAAGATGGATTTGGAACAGGAAACTATGAAGTAACAAAGCCAAAATCAGCATATAGAATCAATTACAAGAAAGCAGAAGCAGACACAGAGCCAGAGATCATCAATGAAGAAAACTATTCTAATTTGCCTATTTTTTCATTGCTTGGGAATAGATATAAAGAATCAACAAATGTATTCTTAAAGGCACATATTGATGCTTACGACTTGATTAAGAATGGATTCATTGACACAGTTCAAGACTGCAGTGAAATTTATTGGCTGATTAACAATGCAGGTGGAATGGATGACAAGGATATCAGTAACTTGATGAAGAACATTCGTGATAGACACGTTGCAACTGTTACAGAAGTTGATGAAGCAACAATCACACCATACACACAAGAAATTCCATTTCAAGCAAGACAAGCAACTCTTCAGCAAATCAAGAATGACATGTATGAAGACTTCCATGTATTAGATGTCCATACAGTAGAGGCAGGAAGCACAAATGACCATATTGATGCAGGCTATCAGCCTATGGATTTGGAAGCTGATGAATATGAAAAGCAAATTATTGATACTGTTATGAATTTAACAGAACTTGCATTGGGTAAGAAATACATACCATTGTTTACAAGAAATAAAATCAGCAACAAAAAAGAGCAAACAGATATGGTTATTGAATGCTCTCAGTATCTTGACAGAGAAACAATTCTGAAACATTTGCCATTTCTAACCCCAGATGAAATTGATGGCATCATGCTTAGAAAAGACAAAGAAGAAATGGATTCATTCATTGACTATGAAGACAATGAAGAATTAGGCACAAATAAAGCCGATTTAGAGGCAAAAAAAGAAGAAACACATAAATCATCATTGGGAGATGAATAATGCCTAAAATCAGTACTACAGAGCAATATACGAACATGTATGTTGAGAGACAAATCAATGAAATTGATAAATGGCTTGGCTCTGTTTACGGAACGACATGGAAAGAACTGTCTTCCAAGATAAACAAGTTTGCAAATGAATTTGATAAAAAGGATTCAGAAAAAAGGAAACTAGTTGAAAGCGGAAAAATCACAAAGAAAGAATATCAGCAGTGGAGATTCACTCAGTTAAGCAACAATAAGAAGTGGGCAAAAATGCGTGATGAAATTGCTAAGAAGATTACGCAGACAAACAAGATTGCAAAACAGTATATCAACGGTGAGACACCAAAGGTATTTGAAGAATGTGTAAATTACAGTCTTTACAACTATGAGAAGAAGACAGGAATCTCGTTTGGAATTGTAAATGATGATGCGATCAAAAACCTTGCTATTGGCAAGAATGCTTCTGAATTTAAAGTTTCTGATAAGATGGGTGGCTATACATTCAAAAGACTGTCATTTGATGAAAGTCGTGATTACAAATGGAACAAGAGCGAAATACAAGGCATTCTTGCTTCTGGAATTGTTCAAGGGAAGCCAATCCAAGACATTGCAAAGGACTTTAAAAGATATACAGGAAGCAGTAAGGCAGCAGCATTGAGAAATGCAAGAACTGCAATGACATCAGCTCAGAACTGTGGATATATGAGTTCTATGCAAAAGTTGATTGATGCACAAATTCCATTTCATAAACAGTGGAACTCGGCTCATGATGATAGAACAAGAGAAAGCCACGCAATGTTAGACGGTGTGAAAGTAGAGCCTAACGAGACATTTCCTAATGGTTTGAGATATCCTGCTGACCCTTCTGGTGCTCCTGCTGAAGTTTATAACTGCAGATGCAGAATGACAGCAAGTATAGATTCATTCTCCAAGCCAACGAAGGAAGTTAGAGAATACTATTACGATGCAAATGGCAAAAGAAAAAGCCACATTGTAACAATTCGGTCTGATGTAAATACAAAGGAAACTTATAAGCAATGGCTTGAAAGAAAGAAAAAAGAAGAGCTAAGATATAAGCTGAATAACCAATTGTTTGCAAGAAAGCCTACTGATTATCAAGAAATATGGATTTCTGATAAAAAAGAGTATGCGAATGTAATGAGTGAAGTCAGAACAAATGCAACAAAAAAAGAATTGGACAAAGGTATGTTCTCAAAGACAATTGGCGATTATATTTATCAATTTGTGTATATTAAAGAGACAGCAGATTTTAGAATAGTAAGAAAAAGAAAGGTGTTCAACATTCATGAATAGTTATAAATACGAGAAAAAACTTATAAAAGAATTGAAAAAAATAAATGATGACCGTGATTTTATTTTAGGTATTCTAAGTTTTGCAGGAACTGAAGAAAATTTTAAAATCTGTTTAGATTTTATTAATCAAGGAATTGATGTAACTGAGCAAAATCTTCAAATGCTGTCTTTAGATTTAGATGAAGAAGGTCCACAAGCATATGAAAAATATTGGAAAGTGAACGATGACAAAAGTAGAAATAACAAATGACAGAACAAAAGAGATTAACGCAGAGCTTAAAGAAGCTGTGAGAATAGCACTACTTGGGTGTGGAGAACAAGCAACACAATATGCAGTAGAAATTGTTCCTGTTGATACAGGTCGGTTAAAAGGAAGCATAGGTCACACATATGCAGAAGATGAGCAAACAGAATACATTGGTACAAACGTTGAATATGCACCATATGTAGAATTTGGAACATCAAGACAGAGAGCACAGCCTTATTTGAAACCTGCTGTAGCAAATCATACAGACGAATATGTGAAGTTCATAGAAGAGACAATCAAATCAAGAGTGAAGTAAGGGAGCTGAAAAATGCTCTCTTTTTTTTATGTTTGCGGAACGGTGAGTGATTTTCAAGCAAAAATACAAGTGTTGAATGGCAAAGGATCGCCACCGAAGAAAAGGAGACACATATAAATGGCATTATCAAGAGCATTTTTAAAAGGTATGGGGCTTACTGAAGAACAAGTAAGTGCAATTATCGAAGCACACACAGAAACAGTAAATGGTTTGAAAGAAACAAATAAGAATCTTCAAACACAGCTTGACGAAGCTGAACAATCTGTAAAGAACGGTGCAGAAAACAATGATTCATACAAAGAAAAGTATGAAAAAGAACACGCAGACTTTGAAACCTACAAAGAACAGCAGGCTAAAAGTGTGGAATTAGGCAAAAAGAAGAAAGCCTATGCAAACTTACTCAGAGAAGCAGGTATTAAAGAAAAGACTATTAATCAGATTGTAGAGCTCACAAATCTAGATAAATATGAACTTGCAGATGATGGGAAGTTTAAAGATTCAAAAAGCCTTGAAGATGGGGCAAAAGAAAAATGGTCGGAATTTATCACAAAAGAAGTCACAAAAGGTGCCGATGTTGATAATCCACCTAAGAATGGTGGCCCGACTGTAACATCTGAACAATTTGCAAAGATGAAATACAACGAAAGAGTAAAGCTACATGCTGAGAATCCAGAATTGTATAACACTTTGACAGGAAGAAACTAAGGGAGAATAAATGACAGTAACAATGTTTAAAAACGGAGATGTATTTGACCCACAGGTAGTCTCAGATATGATTTCCGCAAAAGTCAGTCAGAAATCACTGATGACTGGCTATACAAAGACTGATACAACATTGCAGGGAACACCTGGTTCCACTAAGACAATTCCTGTATGGGGATATATTGGTCAAGCAGTTGATTTGCAAGAAGGTGAAAAGATTGATTCTACAAAGATGTCTTACACAACGAAGCAGTACACAATCAAGAAGATTGGTAAGGGTGTAGAAATCACAGATGAAGCACAGCTTTCTGGCTATGGAAATCCAATTGGAGAAGCAACAAATCAGATTGCAAAATCTATTGCAGAAAAGTTAGACAACGATTCTGTAGATGCATTATATGGAGCAAAAAATATCGTAGATGATACAACAGCAGTTATTAAATATTCAGCTATTGTGGATGGTACAGATAAATTTGATGAAGAAGTTGCATCACAGAAAGTCATTATTATTGCACCAGAACAAATGTCTACATTAAGAAAAGACCCAGATTTTACATCTGCTGACAAATACGAAGCAGGAGTGTTAAGAGATGGTGCTATTGGTAGAATTTCTGGATGCGATGTAAGAGTATCCAAGAAAGTTAAAAAGTTTAGTGAATGGTATAAGTATGATGAAAGTGGAACTGCAATTACTTCAACAAATTTAGCAGAAGTACAGAAATCATTACCATTTGCAAAGGTTGGAGAAAAAGTAACTAAGGTAACTACTCCTGCATACTTTAATCCAATTATCAAATTAACAAACGATGCAGAAACAGAAGACGATGCACCTGCAATTACATATTTCCTCAAGAGAGGTGAACTTGTTGAACATGATAGACATGTTGGTGTATCCGATGAAATCGTTTGTACAGCGTTTGGTATGCCAGCGTTAACAAATGAAGAAAAAGTAGTCATTCTAAAAGTAAAGGCATAAGCATAGGGAGAACAATATGCTCTACGAAATCATGAAGCGAATAAACAATTTCTTTATTGTAGATAGCTTTAAAGGAACGTGGACGATTGAGGAAGGCAGAATTGCTCTCCCTTTCGTTCAAAAAAATCAGTATTTCAGAATATACGGAAGTGTATTCAACGATGGTGTGTACAAGTATACAGATGAACTAGCACTATCAGATGAAACGTTTAATGGAATTATCAGCACAATGGCAGTGCCTAAAGATTTCTTATCTCTAGTAGATGAAATACAGGCATATCAAAGCAAATATTCAGAGCAACAATTAACTCCATTCACGAGTGAAAACTTTGCAGATTATAGCTACACAAAAGCCACAAACAGTAAAGGAGAAACAGTGACATGGTACGATGCGTTCAGAAACAGATTGAATTGCTATAGGAGATTGTAATGATGCTATATGAAAGAATGATGCAAGAATGTGTGATTTTAGAAAAACAACGTTTATCTGATGGAGAAGGTGGAACCATAACAACGTGGAGAGAAGGTGCTCATATCATGTGTGCAATTACGCAGAACAATAGTATGCAGGCTAAGATTGCAGAACATGATGGAGTTACATCTACATTTAGGATAACGACAAGTAGACAGGTGAAATTAGATTATCACGACGTAATCAAGCGTATTGAAGATGGAGTTATCTTTAGAGTGACATCCAATGCTGAAGAAAAAACATCGCCTTCATTCTCAACGATCGATATGAGTGTAGTATCAGCAGAAAGATGGGAGTTGCCTAATGAATAAATACCAAGCTATGTACAAATGGTTCAATGATTTAGGGATTCCCTTCTATGTTGATACGAATGTTCCAGACATGGAAGAAATTGAGTATCCGTATGGAACATATCAAAACGTAATAGGCAATTGGGCTGACCAAGTGTCAATTACTGTTAGATTGTATTACCGTACAACATCTGAAAAAGAAATAAATGCAATGGTTCAAAAGTTAACAGATAAGTTAAAAGAGAACAATCAAGTTATTTGCGATGACGGAATGCTTTGGGTAAATCCTGGGGCACCTTATTGTCAAGCAGTAAGCGATGCAGAAGATGACACGATTAGAAGCAGATACATCAACCTATTGGTTGACTATTTTACAAATTAAGGGAGAATAAATGACTTTTGCAAAAGTAGCAACAGATGCATTTAAAAATATCCAATTAAATGCAGGAGTAGTACTCAGTAAATTTGACCCAACAACAGCAACTATTCAAGATACTGATATCATGGGTGCAACTTCTGGTGGTACAAACATTACAGCAACACCAACATTTACGGATTTTGGCGAAGACATTGACAACTGTCCGAAGAACACGAAGGAGCTAAAGAAACTTGATTCATGGGAAATCAAAGCAAGTGGGACTTTTATTTCTGTTACGGATAAAACAGCAAAAAGTCTTGCAGCATTAGCTGATTCAGATTCTAACGATGCAGGTCATATCACACTTAGAGACGAAGTAAAAGACACAGATTTTAATGATTTTTGGCTTGTAGCAGATTATGGAGAAGGTGGAGTAATTGCATGTCATTTAATGAATGCATTATCTACAGGTGGCTTCCAAATCCAGACAGGTGATAAAAATAAAGGACAATTTGCTTTTGAATATACAGCACACTATTCAATGAAAAATCAAGATAAAGTTCCATTTGAAATCTATATCAAGCAAGATGGTACAACATTCCCTCAACCATTATCATCTGGTAAGACTAAGGCGGTAACAGCATGATTAGAGCATTTAAAGATATTAAAGATGAAAATGCACTTGATGTTCTTGCTGATGTGATTGAACCAATTTCATCAATCTGTACTGACGAAAAAATCAAAGATTATTTCGAGAAGCCAATGGCATTGCTAGCTTCCTACATGATTAAGAATCACAAGAAAGAAGTTATGCAAATTCTACAGGCAATGTCTGGTGAAGAATATCACTGTAACCTTGCAACATTGACGGTTGACTTGATTACATTGGTTTCAGATGAAACAGTACAGTCACTTTTCAAATCTTCCGTACAGAGTGGGGAACTGAATGCTTCTGGCTCTGCTACGGAGAATACAGAGGGAACAGAAGCAAAGTAAAACCTTTCATGTGCTATTTGATTGCACGGTTTAAACAACAGCAGAAAGATGAAGCATATCGCATTTATGTTACAGATTCTATGTTTTATCAAAGTGATAATAAGAGATTAAACACACGATATTATGATTTGATAAACAAGAAAGTTGAAACTAGAAGTGCGAATGAAATCATTTCTGATGTTCTAAATAAAGCAGGATTAAAGGTTGTAAAGGGAGAACAAGATAGAAACTTATGACAGATTAATATTCGGAATGAAGTGTCTGAATGTGTCTCAAGTTGGCTCTGGATATGATGGAAAAAATCACTATTCACATACTAGTTTTGAAGTAGACCTTGCAGGTATGGATACAGGTGTAGATGTCTGGAGAAACAAGATGCCTAACACAAGATGGTACTGTGCAGGTGCATGGGGAAATGCAAACACAGGAAATACTCGCTTCTTCTGGAGTTACGGAAAAGATGGAAAGCCAAAGAAGGTCTTATGTGCAGATGGTGCATTAAGATACATCACTCTTGCATTAACTCATAGTAAACGATCATTTACAGTTGGTAAATTCTATGGATATAACGAAATCATGTATCAAGAAGGTACTTCTGGATACGCTACAGGGAACCACATTCACATGGAAATCTGTGCAGGTCATGTCAGACAGAAATACAGAAATAGTAAAGGTGGCTATATCCTAGCAAACATGCTTAGAGCTAACCAAATGCTGTTCTTATTAGATGGCTATTCATATATCAGAAACGGTGGTGGGTTGTCATGGAAGACAACTAAAACAGTTCCATACACTGTATCAAATCCATCTAGTGGTGGAACAATCAAGCATGGATTTGTAAAAGGCTATGGCAAAGGAAAGAAGATGGTTACTAAGGTTGCACTTAATATGCGAACTGATGCTTCCACTAAAGCATCTATCGTAAAGACCTTAGCAAAGGGAACTACCGTTACTTACTATGGCTATTATGCATATAACGGAAATACAGTTTGGTACAGAGTGACAGACGGAAAGAAAGAAGGATATGTATCAAGTGGTGCGAAGGTAAACAGTGGTACATCACCATATCTAAAAAATGCAAATCCTTGAGGAGAAAAATAATGGTATTAAATGACAGAGTATACAAAGTATTGAAATGGGTAGCTTTAATTGCATTACCTGCAATTGGAACATTTTACTCAACTATTGGTGCTATTTGGAACCTTCCATATACAGCCGAAGTTGCAAAGACATTACAGGCATTAGGAACACTTGTAGGTGTTCTGATTGGTGTATCTGCATTGAATCTTAAGCAAGAAATGGATTCTGAAACAGAATATATTGAAGAAGAAACAGAAAAGACAGTAGACGAAGCTGAGGGGTAATAAATGCCTGCACAGATACCAATGGAAGTGTGGGCTTTGATCGCTCAATGGATTGTCTATGGAGCAAGTGTTGCAGGGGCTGTAACAGCAATCGCTAAATTCATTACGTGGTTTCGTTCAAAGACTTCTGTTGCAAAACTTGAAAGAGATGTAGCACATAATAAAGAGCTGTTAGATTCTGACAACAAAAGGCTGAAAGCTCTTGAATCAACTGTTCTTACAATGACAAAAGAGCAGCAAGACAATCATATTATCTTAAGGTTGCTCATGAAAGGTACACAAGCCACTCTTAAAAATCAATTAGGTGGCGAAAACACTGATGATATTCAGCTAGTAAGCAAAGAGATTGATGAATATCTCAATCACAAAATATAGCGTATACAGGGAGAGGTCGCAACTCTAGGGAGCGTGAGACACTATCGGAAGATAGATAAAAGCAGAACGGAACGCACACGCATGAGAGATACAAGTGGGTGTATCTCTTTTTTATTTAAGGGAGAAATGTTTGAGTGCAAATGTATATAAACTATTCGTATCGTTAGGAATGAACACTAATGATTTCACAAAAGCATTGCAAGACTCAAAATCAGAAGGAAAAAAAGGTGGAGAAGATATTGCATCTTCAATGATGAATAGCTTGAAAAGCAATGTTGTTAAGCTGGCATCTTCACTTGCAATTGGTGCAACAATAAAAAAATCAATTACAGATGCTATGGATTTTACAGATTCCATGGCAAAAATGAGCACTTTGTTTGATACAACAAAATACTCTGTTAGTGATTTGAGCAAGGAATTTGTTGGACTGTCGAATGAAACAGGTAAATCAGCTACAGAGTTAGCTGAAGCAGGATATCAAGCATTATCTGCTTCTGTTCCGATGGAGAAACTTACAGACTTCACCAGAACTGCAACAAATCTTGCAAAAGTGGGGTTTACGGATGCGGCAACTTCAGTAGATATTCTCACTACAGCAATGAATGCATACGGTGAGAAAGCAGGAACAGCAGAACAGATTGCTAACAAGCTCGTTCTTACTCAGAACCTAGGTAAAACAACAGTAGCAGAATTGGCAAGCAACATGGGTAGAACTATCCCAACAGCCAATGCTATGGGAGTAAGTATTGATAATCTGACAGCATCCTATGCTTTTATGACAAAGCAGGGTGTAAATACGCAGATTGCTACTACTCAATTGAATGCTATGTTCAATGAGCTTGGAGACAGTGGAACAACAGTAGCAAAAATCATTAAAGAAAAGACAGGGCAATCTTTCAAAGAATTCATGGAAGATGGTCATACACTTTCTGATGCCTTGAAAGTACTTCAAGAATATTCGAATGACACAGGAACAGCTTTTAATGAACTCTGGGGAAGTGCTGAAGCAGGCAAAGCAGGATTATCTCTCACTAATGAAGAAGCAGGTGATTTCAACGAAATCGTCAAAGAAATGGGCGAGAATACATCAGTTCTTGGAGAGGGTCTTGAAAAGTTAGCTACACCACAGGCAAAGCTGAATAAAGCGATGAATGTCGGTCGGAATATGATGATTTCATTTGGTGAATCAATTCTAGGAACTGTAGCACCAGCGTTGGATTCGTTCACAAATATCATGACTACTGTTGCTGATGCAATGTCAAATTCGAGTAATATCTTCCAAACATTACAGATTCTTGGAAATGATATGGTCAATTGGTTTGCAGGAGATGGACTGACTATGATGGTTCAGTCGATTGTTAATTTTGCAAGTGGAATGCTGACACAAATTTCTCTGTCATTTCCTACAGTTGGAATTGATATGATAACTAATATCGTAAATGGAATATTAGGATCGATTGGTACTGTGTTAACAGCATTATCGTCTCTCGTTGAACAAGGATTATCACTCCTTGTATTAAATGCTCCGAAGTTTATGCTAACTGCAATTGAGTTTGTAGGACAGTTGACAGTTGGAATCAGCAATAATCTTCCACAATTCATAAATTCGCTCGTTGACTTAGCAAGTAAAGGTATAGCAACTCTTATGCAACATTTACCAGACTTCTTACTTAAGGGCGTAGAAATTGTAACAAAGATTGCATCTGGAATTATTAGAAATTTGCCTGCAATCGTATCGGCAATTCTGAATGGAATTATCAAGCTGATATCAACAATCACGAGTAATTTGCCTCAGTTTATGGCAAAGGGTGGAGAAATCGTTGCAAAACTTGCAATTGGTATTGTTAACAGCATTTGGAATGTTGCACAGGCTGTTACACAGATTGTTACAACAATTGCAGGAAAAATTGGTGGATTGCCTGGAATGGCTTTGCAGTGGGGTAAGGACTTAATTCAGTCATTTGTAAATGGTATTAAATCAATGATTGGTGGAGTAGTAAATGCTGTTAGTGGTGTAGCAAAGAAAGTTGCAAATTTCTTGCATTTCTCTGAACCAGATGAAGGCCCACTTGCAAACTTCCATACGTATGCACCAGATATGATGAAACTGTTTGCACAAGGTATTAGACAGAATTCAGATTTGCTAGAGGATGCATTCAATGATTCACTTGGATTTGCAAGTGATGGAATACATACGAAAATAGACGTTTCTGAGCTTTCTGATAACGATTCTAAAAAGAATAGAAAATCTACAAGTGGTATTACGATTAATGTGTATCCAAGCCAAGGAATGGATATTGATGAGCTTGTAGAAGAATTGATGATTAGGCTCGAAAAAGCCAGAAAGAAAGAAGAGGAAGTATTCGCATGATTGGAAATTTAGTTGTTGGGAATATCAACTGTAAAGACTATGGTGTATTTGTCTCTGATGCAGGAATCTATGCTTCTCCAGAGCCAGACTATACAAGCTATGAAATAGCAGGTAGAAATGGTGATTTGCATATCAATAATGGCAGGTATAAAAATGTTGATATAACGTATCAAGCATTTATTGCACATGAATTTGAAGATAGATTTGTTCCGTTTAGAAGTGCAATTCTATCTCAAGATGGATATGTGAGAATTGAAGATGATTTCAAACAAGATATGTATCGCTTAGGAAGACTGAAGAGTGGAATCGAAGGGAAGATAAAACTTGCACGTGGGATTGGCACATTTGAACTTGAATTTGACTGCAAGCCACAATGGTATTTGAAATCTGGTGAACAAGATACAGTATTCACTGAAAACGGAAGTATTCTGAATCCGACTGTATTTCCATCCAAACCACTAATAAGAGTTTATGGAAAAGGAACTGTGACAGTAGGAACTAATGTATTTGTAATAAATACAGCAGGAACAGAATTCATTGAGATAGATACCGATTCTAAGCAAGCATATGAAGGCACAGCTAACAGAAACAGCAATATCAAAGTAAACCAATGGGGTAGCTTAACAAGTGGAAACAATACAATCACATTGGGTACAGGAATCACAAAAGTTACAGTAAAACCAAGATGGTACGAATTATAGAGCAGAGCATGAGCTTTGCTCTTTTTGCGGAACGGTGAGTTTGATTCGTTTGAAAATATGCAGGTAAGGGAGAAAGCATGATACCTGTATTGTACAAAGCAAATGAAACAAAATTTGATTCACAAGGTGTTGGATGCTTAACAGACTGCATTACATGTTATGTGCATGAAAAGTTAAATGGCGTATATGAATTGAAATTCACATATCCAATAACAGGAGTGCATTTTTCTGATATCAAGGTTGGGGCAATTGTAGATGCAATACCTTCTGACGGAAAAGCAGTTCAGCATTTCAGAATCGACACAATCACAAAGCCAATTGGTGGAAAAGTGACTGTTGAAGCAACACACATTTCTTATCAGTTAAGCTATGTACCTGTTAAACCGTTTGATGCTGTCGGTGTTCTTGAAGCCTTAAATGGACTTAAAGAGAATTCATTGACAAGCAATCCATTCAGTGTATGGACTGATATTTCGAATACAGCTACAAAGTACTCACAGAAGGAACCTGCATCATTCAGACAGAGACTTGGTGGGGTAGAAGGTTCTATTCTAGATTGCTTCGGTGGCGAATATGAGTTTGACAATTATACAGTCAAACTGTATGCACACAGAGGAATAGATAGGGGAGTAGTCATTGAGTATGGCAAGAATCTAACAGACCTAGAACAAGAAGAATCAATAGACAAAGTAATCACAGGCATAGTTCCTTTTTGGAAGGATTCTAATGGAGACAAAGTTATAAGCATTGAAACGCCCATTGAAAGTGAGTATGCGAGCAAATATCCATTCAAGAGAACTGTGGTTAAGGACTTTTCATCCAATTTTGAAAAAGAACCGACAGTAGAGCAGTTAAGGGCATACACGGAATCGTACATCAAGAATAACTGTGTAGGAGTACCACAAGTATCGCTCGATGTTTCTTTTGTGGCTTTGGAAGATACAGAAGAATACAAGAGCTTATCTAGAGAAAGAATCAATCTTGGAGATACAGTAACAGTTAGATTTTCAGAGCTTGGAGTAGATGCAAAAGCAAAGGTTATTGAATACAAGTATGACGTTTTAGCAGAAAGATATGATTCTTTGAAGATTGGTTCTGTTCGTTCTTCACTTGCTTCGACAATTCAAGAAATTACAAAGGTAACAAGTAGTGCAGTGACAAAGCCTTTTCTTGATGCAATCATCAAGTACCAAACAGAGCTGATTAAAGGTGGTTTAGGTGGGTATGTAGTTACAAATTATGTAAATGGATATCCATCTGAAATTATTGTTGGTGATTCACCTAATATTGAACAAATGGTGAATTGCATCCGTTTAAACAAGAATGGATTAGGTATTTCCAAAACAGGATACAATGGCCCTTATAGGACAGCAATTACAGGTGAAGGAATCAATGCTGATTTGATTAATACAGGGCAGTTAAATGGAGGACTAATCAAAGCAAATTCGGTAGTCATTGGTGCTTTAGATGAAGAAGTGACCAACAAGATAGACAGTGCTCAATCAAGTGCAGATAAGGCTCAATCAAGTGCAAATGATGCACAAGCTAGTGCAAATAATGCACAGCAAGCAGCATTAAATGCAAGCAGTAAGGCAGATAAAGCTCAATCAAGTGCAGACAATGCAGTGAATGCTTCTCAGCAGGCAACGCAGAAAGCTAAAGAAGCACAGGACAAGGCAAACAGTGCAAGTAATCTAGCTACTAACGCTTTAAATGATGTGAACAATATTTCTCAAGTCGTGAAAATTGATTCACAAGGTGTAAGAATCTTGGAATCAGTAAATTCAAATAATTACGTACATCATAGAAGCGATGGATCGCATTTCTATACAAATGGCTCAGAAGATGGATTGATTGGGCCAGACAGTAAAATAAACAATTTAGCAGTCAAAGACTTTTTTATGAGAGGAGCACATAGAGAAGAACTTGCAATTGTATTAGGTCAGCAAGCAACAGTTTGTTATTGGATAGGAGATATTGTGTAATGGCAACAGAAAGACGTTCACATGCACTATCTACCTATTCGTCTATCCATGTGTATGCTGATGAAACACAGGTTGATGTTGTAAACAACCGTTCGTATATAAGTACTGAACTGTGGATTAAAGGAAGTAGCTATTCTGCATACAACGTTGATTGCAACGTCACAGGTGGTGGTGGATATACAAATTCGCATTTGACAGCTAATGGTTGGGTAAAGCTAGTCAGTGGTGGCTTCTGGGCTCCTCACAATGCCGATGGAACAGGTTCGGCAACTGTAGGCTCATATTATTCATCTGGATATGGGAATATGCCTTATGGAGAATTTACTTTAACTCTCAGTACTATCCCAAGAGCTTCACAGCCATCTATAAATACATATCCTAATAACAGTCCAGATATTACTGCAGGGGTTGCATGTACTATTCACATGAATAAGCATGCAAATTTCACACATAAAGTATCTTATTCTTTTGGAAAAAAGAGTGGAGTAATTGCTACAGGAGTTGTAGACAACTGCTCATGGACTCCACCAACATCATTGCTTGACCAAATCGGAACAGCAACAGTTGGATATGGTGGAATATCTGTTGAAACATATAGTGGTTCTACAAAGATTGGAGAAACAAAAACATGTAATTTCAATCTGCATGTGCCTAATGATTCAAATCCAATTATTGGAGATATTTCACTTGTGGAACAGCACGAAGGAGTTAAGGCAAAGAATGATAGTGTTACTGTGCAACAGATATCTAGAAAATTTGTATCTGTTCCTGTTACTGCAAAGTATTCAACGAGCATCAAATCAGTAGTATGTGATGGGGTTGTGTTGAGTAACAACAATGGAACCTATACAGGCTATGTAAGCAACAAGTCTAATGGAACTTATACAGTAACAGCTACAGACAATCGAGGTCTGCAGTCAACAGGTACTGTAAAGCAGACGTATTATGCTTATTCAAAGCCATATGTTACTGCTTCGTTGAAGCGTGAGAATGATACATCACAGAATGGCACATTAAGTGTTAGTGGTACATTCTCTACGATATTGAGCAACACTGTAAGAATGAGCATCAAACGTAATGATACAAGCAGTGCAACATCTGTAATACCAATGTTAAGCAATGGAAATATAAGTTTCAGCGAAGAATATACTGATTTGTATTACACACTGTCATTCTCAGTTACAGTAACAGTTACAGACAGCTTTGGTGAAAGCGTGTCAGCTACTGCTTATTTAGGTGTTGGACAGTACGCATTTGCAATGATTAAGCAGGGAGTTGTCCTTGGGCCAGACAGTTATCTGTTCGACAAGCAGAATGTAATTAGATCTATATTAGATTTCTTCTACCCTGTAGGTACTATCTACACTACAGAAGACAAAGACTTCAATCCAAGTACAAGATGGGGTGGAACATGGGAACTGATTAAAGACAGAATGATAATCGGTGCAGGCAATTCATATGCAGTTAAGTCTACAGGTGGAAATTCATCCCATGCACATACAACAGGTGGTCACACACTGACAGTCCATGAAATGCCTTCGCACAATCATCCGACAACAAGCAATGGTCAGTTCACAGTCAATAATGGTGGTGGTAGTGGTATTTCTGGAATTCCTGCAAACACACCAGGATGGGGTAGTTTATCCCCTGCCGATTGGTGGAGAGTATCAGTCAGCAATACAGGTGGAAGTGCATCCCACAGCCATGGAAATACAGGAAGTGCGTCAAATCTACCACCATACTACAGTGCTTATATTTGGAGAAGAACAGCGTAAAGGAGAAGTATGAAGTTAAGATTATCTGATAAAACAGAATTAAGTGTAATTGAGTACAATACAGAAAATGATTTGAGGTTTGTAATTGATGGAATGACAATTGAAGATTTGAAAAAGGCATGTACAGCTGAGAATCTTGCAACAGTTCAGTTAGTAGATACTGTAAATCACGTGGTTTACGGAGAGTTCAATATTGATGGCTCTAGAGAGACTTCCATTGAATCTAGCGAACAAATCATTGCTGAATACTATGACAGAATCTTAGGCAAAGAGATTACTCTGAATACAGAATCAAATCAGATCACAATCCATCTGCAGGAAAGAACGCTTGCAGACAAGGTAAGCGAACTGTCAGACCAACTCACACAGGCACAGGCAGACATTGCATATATCAGTATTCTGTCTGATATAGATACAGGAGCAAGAGCATGAAAGCAGTATTTGAATTGGCTGAGAAGTACTATCCAACTTATTGGAGTAAGGAACGATTGGATGTATTGTTAGCAAAGAAGAAACTTACGCAGGAAGAGTACAACGAGATAGTAAGGGATAAAAAATGATATTACAAGAAGAGTATAACTTAAATTTAGAATCACAATTATCTAAAAAGTATGTAAAAGTATCACAGTATGATACTGGCAGAAGATTGCTTATTACGCTTTTAAAAAATGATTGTAGCATGTTTAAAATCCCCTCGGAAGCAAGTGCTTCAATTAATGGTTTGAAGCCAGATGGGAAGGGATTCAGATACGACTGCTCAATTGAAAATAATAAAGTAGTAGTTGACATGAAAGAACAAATGACTGTTCTTGCAGGATGTGTCAAATGCGAAATTCTGTTATCAAAGGGTGGAGAAAGAATCGCAACAGCAAACTTTATGTTGAGTGTAGAGGAATCTCCATTATCAGAAAATACACTGATATCTTCAACTGATATTCCACTGTTACAAAAAGCAATTGAAGCAAGTGAAATTGTATTGTCAGTTGAAAAAAATGTAAAAGGATATTCTGAATCAGCTAGTAAATCATCACAGAGTGCACAGAAATCTGCTGAAAGTGCATCTAATGCATCAGCTTCATCAGCAGAGAGTGCTAGAAATTCATCACAGAGTGCACAAGCATCAGCAGAAAGTGCGAATAATGCTAGTCAGAGTGCAACAAATGCTCAAGAAAGTGCAGAAAGTGCATCTAACAGTGCGAGAGAAGCTAAAACAAGTGCAGACTCAGCTATTCAGACGAAAGCAGAGGTCGAACAGTTAAAGAAAGAAACTGTAGAGCAGACAAAAACTCTAACAGATAGTGCTAAACAAGAGATTTCAACAGTAAAAGATGCAACAGTTACAGAAGTTACAGAATTGAAAAACAGTACAGTTTCAGAAATCACAAGTCTGAAAGACAGTACGATTGAAGCAGTAACATTATTAAAGGATAATGCAAAAGCAGAAGCAGACAGAGCAACAGAATCAAGCACATCAGCAAAAGTACAGGCAGAAAAAGCTCAAGCTAGTGCTGATTCAATTGCTAACGTAACAAGTGATGTTGAAAAGCTAAAGGAAGATTTGCCAAACAAAATTACAAAGTTCTATGCATCGAATCAAGGCGAAACTCACATCACTGATTCTGACAATGGCAAGATTCAAGATATGATGTTGTATGGCGAGTCAGAGCAGTTTACTACTACTGGAAAGAATCTCCTTAAAATTAGAGATGGGACACAAACACTCCGAGGAGTAACCGTTACTGCGAAGGATGGAGTAGTTGCATTGAAAGGAACTGCAACAGAAACAGGATGGTCGATTCTTGACATTGATTCTTTTGTGTTAGATGGTAGGTACACCCTTAGCAGTAATAGTACTAATATAGTTGGAGTAGTATTAGCGAGCAAATCATTCAAAACCGTTATTCAACATAACAAACCAGCTACTTTAGAAAATGAAGAAGTATCCAAAATATGTTTTACTGTCACAAATGGCAAAACCTATAACATTTCTAATGTTCTGATTCAGTTAGAAAAAGGTTCAGAAGCCACTTCCTATGAACCTTATACTGGTGGAAAGCCATCCCCAAACCTAGATTATCCGCAGGAGATTAAGAACGTTGTGAACCCTACAGTTAAGGTTTGTGGAGCAAATATCATGCGATTGAATGATATTAAAGAAGCCACATTTTCTAAGAGTGGGATTACTATTTCTATTAAAGATGGGTTAGTTAAAGCAAAAGGCACTGTATTAGAAAATGAAACTATTTCAACTGACGTTACAGGTCAAATTAGATTTTTAAACCCGTTAACATTGCAAAGTGGTAAAACTTATATATATAATCCAAATCCAGTTAAAGGTGCAGAAAGCAATGGATGCTATTTAGATTTTACAAACTCACATACTCTTGGTTTTAGTTTAGTAAATGGAAATCTTAATAAACCTATTAAGGTAACAGATTTACAAGTACAATTTCCATTTGTATTAAATTTAATTTTAAGAAAAGGTACTGTAGTTGATATTGAATGGAAACCACAGATGCTACTGAATGAAGTCTTGTTACCTTACAAACCATACAAAGAGCAATCAATACAGTTGCCAATAACGTTAAATGCAATTCCAGTGTCTAGCGGTGGCAACGTCACAATCAATGGACAACAATACATTAGCGATAGGCTTGTAGAAAAAGATGGCGTTTACGGAATCGAAAGAAATGTTGTAGATGCTTTAAAGAACATATCAAATCAATCTATAGAAATTGACTTAACAAGAAATAACACAGCTAGATTCAGAATAGCTAGTACTGATATGCTAGAATCTAGTGTGTACGTTTGCATTTGTAATATTTTGCCGTATGGAGTCATTTGGAATGAAGATAATGAAGGTGTCTACACAGATTCACAATATGTTATTTTAAGAATTAACAAAAGCACGTGTGGAGAAGATGAACAAACGGCAAAAGATTGGCTTATAAGCAATATAAATAAGTTTCATGTTTATGCATGTTTAAAAAACTCAAAATTTGAACCATTATCATCAGATGCTCAAGAAAAATTAAAAATGTTATCAACCTATTACCCAGTTACAAACATCACAGCTGTTTCAGAACAGTTAGACGGATACACAGTATTTAACTACCCAATAAGTATGGCTAATGGTTGGAATTATGTAAAACAGCAGTTGAATGACAACCGAGATTACATCTATGATATGGATTTACAATCGGCAGAAGCTTATGTAAATTCAGAGTACGCAGTAACATTAACAGAATTGGAGGTATGATATATGCTATATAGAACATTATTAAAGCTTAAAGAAAGAAAAGGTCTGACAGACGATTTAAAGAACAAGATTGATATTTTCTTCGCCACGGGCAGAATTACTGAAGAACAGTACAATGAGCTGATGGATGTTGGCAAGGAAGAAAGTGTAAGTCAGCTATGAAAAGTGGAATCATTGGAGACATGGATGGCACATCAAGTAGTTTGGAATGAGATACGTCTAAATGAATTTATAAAATTTGGATGCTTATCAGAACGTGAAGCAAAACTCATGACAATGAAAGTACATGGAAGCTGTATAGAAGATATTGCATACGAACTTGGAGTAAGCCGAAGCACTGTAAACAATATGATTCGTATATTAAGAACCAAGTACGATAAGATACAGAAATATACTCCATTGCTTCCGAAAAGAGTAAGAAAGGCATGCGAATTGGGCAATCAGAGATGATTGCTCTTTTTTTGCACTTTTTCAGCATTTTCAAGCAATAAAAAATGGATGAAGACTGCACCAAATCATGCAGATGAAATGGCAATATATAAGCATACAAAGGAGAAAATATATGCCTTATCCATATTATGGCTATACACAGCCTATGCAAGATACATTGAATCAGTACAAGATGCAATCACCGATGCAAGGGTATCAACAGCAAATTCAACCAACAGACTCTAGAATTTGGGTACAGGGAGAAGTTGGAGCAAAATCATATCTTGTAGCAAATGGAAATACAGTAGTCCTGTGGGATTCAGAAGCACCAATGTTTTATGTAAAAAGCATGGTAAACGGAATGCCTACAATGCAGAAATATAACTATGCTGTAGTTCAAGAACAAAGACAAACAGATATGAATCAGTATGTAACAAAAGAATATTTAGATGAAAGATTGAAAGAGGTTATGCAACATGAATCCGATGGAATTATTAAGAAATCCACAGTTGAGACAGATGTTAAATCAGTTCAGAAGTAATGTAAGTGGAAATCCAGAACAGCTGGCAAGACAGGTTATGCAGAATTCTGGAATGAATCAACAGCAGTTGAACATGATACAGAATCTAGCGAAGCAGATTCAAGGGATTATGACAGGAAAAGGTTTCTAATCGTAGCCATGGAACGATAGAAATATAGTGAAAGGAGAAAAGCATGAGTTTAGCAGAAGGAATGACACCTGCCGACATTGGAGCAGTTATGGGAAACAGAGACAATGACTGTTGGGGTGGAAATGGTGCTTATTGGATTATTATCTTATTCTTGTTTGCCTTTATGGGAAACGGATTCTTTGGGAATAGAGGAGAAGCACCACAACAGCCTGTAACAGAAGCAGGATTGTGTAGTGCAATGAATTTCAATGATCTACAGAATTCAGTAGGAAGATTATCTGATAATGAAAATATGCATATGATGCAGTTATCTCAAGGATTGTCTTCTGTTGGATATGAAAACCTAAGAAATTTTGCAGATACACAGTCAGCAATTAAAGATGGTAACTATGCATTGTCATCTCAGTTAGCAGATTGTTGCTGCAAGAATCGCTATGATGCATTGCAACAGGCAAGTCAAACACAGCGAATGATTGACCAGACTAATTTCAATATTCAGTCTGAAGCATGTGCTATCAAGAATACTGATAACATGAATGCTAGAGATATTATCAATAACCAAAATGATAATGCACGAGCAATTATTGATAAACTGAGTCAGCAGGAATTAAATGCAAAGCAGGCAAAGATTGATGATTTAGAAAGAAAGGTATCTGCATTGACACTTGCACAGAGCCAGACATTGCAGAATCAGTACCTTGTTGGTCAGCTGAGACCTGCACCAATTCCAGCATTTAATGTTCCACAGCCATATTATGCAGGTGGCACAGTATTTGCATAAATGATGCGTAAGGCATAAATTCAGAGATTGTCTTATGGCAATCTCTTTTTATCTTAAGGAGAAAGAATGTTTAAAGGAAGAATATTAAATACAGCAGTAACAGCGAATACAAATATTCCATTTAATATTGCAATGCAAAGTAATTCTAAAGCAATATGGAATTCAAATGATAATACAGTAGAGCTAAGACAAGCAGGGTATTATGAGATTGATGCACAAATTGTAACTACAGGAGTAGCAGTAGGAAATGTTACAGCTTCTTTACTTGCAAATGGAACAGCATTGACAGAAGCACAGGCGATAGAAACGGTAGGTGCAACAACAGATAGTCAGACATTGACAATTCATGATGTAGTTAAAATTGAGCCACAAAACACAAACAGCTATGCGAAATTAGCATTGCAGTTAAGTGTGGCAGGAACAATTACAAGTGGATTGATAACGGTTAAGGCGGTGAGATAATGAATTGCATCGAAAAGATAAGAGCAATGCTAATGAAAGAATTAGAAGAGCTTGCAGACAGAGGAAAGATGACTGCTAGTGATTTAGATAATATCTATAAGATTCTAAATGCAATCAAATGTATGGATAAAATAGATAAAAAAATATGATTGACTTAAATGCAGTCAATGAAGAAATAAAAAGATTAGAAGAAGATGACTTAACATACAGGATTGCAGAGAAATTAGCTGTACTCTATATAATAAGAAGAGAAGGCGATACAGGCACCACAACAAGGTCAGTTGATGATAATCCTACAGAATTTGAAATGATTGCAAACAGCATATCTAAAAGCAAACTGATAGAAGCATTAAATGAACATGTTGAAGCAGTAAGGATAATGTATCCTAAAGAGTATGAGCTGATAATGGAAAAAATAAGAAAGGCGAAGAATTAATCCTCGTCTTTCTTTGTTAATGAATATGATTCTTTTTTCTCCATTGTTGCTTCTTTTCCTAAATTTAGACCAATACGGAATAGTTCAACATCTGGAAGTGTTTCATCAGTTGAAACAAGTTCATTATGTGCAGAAGCCATTTCGTAGTATTTGTTGACGGATTCAGCAATCATGTATCTATATTTCATAGGCAAGTGGTCAATCATTGTGAACATCTCTAATTGAGCCAATGCACTGCTTCCATGATCACCAAAAGTAAGAAAAGCCCATTCACGAATAACACGCTCTGAAGCTACGTGAGTAAAATAGTGAATCAAAGATTTACGCAGATCATTGATGTTGCTTTCTGAAACAAGGCAATTGTATTTATCTGGATACATTATGCTTATAATATCACGTAAAGCATCTTCGCCAAGTTCGTTGTAAATGTTAATGAACTCTGGCAGAGTCGGAGAAGATTCACCGTTTTCATATCTATCCCACGTGTGGTCAGAAACTTCAGCAAGTGTAGCCATCTTGAATTTAGATAATCCGTGACGAATGCGTAATTTGACTAAAAGAGTTGAAAGCTGTTTTTGTAATTCGCTAATTGCCATAATATCGACCTCTCTAAAATTATGTTAAGAATTATAGAACTGTCCAAGAAAATATCCAAGAAAAATTTTTAACGAGTAGTCAAGAATAGTCTATATTCAGATATTGAATTTTCATGAAAACAGCGTAAATATACGAAATAATAATGAATAGTAAAATTAGTAATGTCACAGTTTTGGATTCTTCAAAAGCTAAAATATCAGCATAAATAAGCAAAAATCAAAATTTGTCCAAGAAAATTTCCA